TCTCATTCATCCTCCACTGGTTAGGTGAGCAGCACGTTCCACAGATCATCAATTCATCTAAGGATTGGTTGATCCCCGGCCTCAAGCACTACATCATCAGCTATGATATGTTAGTGCCGAAGGTCAAGACCATGAAGAAATCTGGGAAGGTGGTCCGATCCGGTTACGATATCGCCCAGTTCGATAAGGTGGGTATCAAGACTATCATCCTAGATGAATGTCAGCAGATTAAGAATGCTGATTCCTCACGCACTCAGATGGTTCGGCGTGTAGCTAAGGGACGTAAGGTCATCGCACTCTCGGGCACACCGTGGAACAACAGAGGATCTGAATTGTTCCCCGTCCTCAACATGATGGACCCCATCAAATTCAACTCTGCTGAGGGGTTCAAGCATGATTGGGTGGAGACATTCTGGCAGGGTAACACACTCAAGGAAGGTGGTATCAAATACATCAAGAGGTTCAGAGAGCATACGAAGGATCTACTGATCCGTCGTGAGAGAACTGAGGTTATGTCTGAACTACCCCTAGTCAATCGCACGAAGCTCAATGTAGTCTTAGATCAGACTCAGGAGAGTATCTACGATGCAGCCGTTGAGGACTTCGTAAGATGGTATGAGGATCACGTAGAGGAGTTAACTGGCATGGCTATCATAGCAGCCATGCAGAAGATGCGTCATCTCGTCGCACTCGCCAAGATTCCTGCTACACAGGAATACATCGAGGAGTTCGTAGAGGATACGGATCGTAAGATCGTAGTATTCGCGCATCACAAAGATGTTCAGTCCATACTCTACGAGGAGTTCAAAGAGAAGTATGGTAAGGACTTAAAGGATAAGGATGGAGAGATAATTCGTAAAGCCATCCCTGTCCTGCGTATCATCGCTGACATGAACGGGCATGAGCGTAATGAGGCTGCATTGAAGTTCAATGAGTCTCCTCGTGCTATCATGGTTGCTAGTCAGCTTGCATCAGGTGAAGGTCTAAATCTTCAGACCTGTAGTGATTGTGTGATGCACGAGAGACAGTGGAATCCGGGTCGTGAGGAACAGTGTGAAGGACGATTCATTCGTATCGGTCAGTTGGCTACCAGCGTCAACGCAATCTATGTTCAGCTTGAGGGGCTGACGACTATTGATCCACAGTTAGATGGTATCGTTGAAGGTAAGCGCGTTCGGTTCCACGCAGGCATGAATAAGACTGAAATGCAATCGTGGAGTGAGGACGCAATTATGAAGGATCTGGCTGCTGTGATTGTGGCTGCACACCGCAGAAAGTATCCTGACTCAGGAAAGAAAGCGAGTTAACTATGAATGAGAAAGTTCTCGACAGGGCACTAGAATATTGGAGAGAGCAGAATAACGATATGCATCGTTGGGCTTCCTTCTCATGTGATCCTACAGGCGCAAGGGTGGTTACTGGAGTAATTCACCCTGATGGCACGAGGGAACTACCGAACACTACACGCGCATTCTTCCTATCAGTCGAGGGAGATGTGAAAAGTGTAACGTGGGTTCATCTGTGAGAGATAGTGAATGAAGGACTGAGGGAACCCCTTCGTGGGGTTCCTTCATTCGTTCCGTCGCTGTTGATCTAACCTGTGCGCAAAGAGGAGTCCAAAACTATGAATGAGACTGTTGGAGATGAAGTGGAGACTACCTGTTTGGGTGATGTTCCTGTCACCTGTGGAGTCTGTAAGAAGGAGATCAAACTAGGAGATCACGTTATTCAGATCATGCATGGGACAGTAACATCTCTGATTGAAACACCCGGTCCTTCTGAACTAATCATGGAGTTTCAGACACCGGATCATCACGTATCTCACTTCGATTGTTTCAGCAAGTCAGTTCACTTTAACTGGGAGAAGAAGTAATGACTATCGTGAAATACATTATCTCAACGGGCGTATGCACGAGTGGAGAATTGATCCGACTCGCGCGTGAGAACAAGTCTGATTACGAGTCTCTCATCAAGATGGCTCGTGAACAGATGACGGCAGAGGGCGTGGAGATTGAAGAAACGGTAAAGCAGTAATGGTATCACTTGGAATGATACTGTTCGTATTACTCATTTGTATCTCATTAGGAGATAGCAAGTAATGGGAGTTCGTATACTACACGGACAGTGTTCTGCCGTGTTGTATTGTAGCACCACGGACTGGGCTTTCGGTCCAGTCTTTGGTGATACAGATACACATGATGCAGAGGAACGTGCTGAAGCCTTCTGTGACTGGCTCAGTCCTAAAGATCCACGCGACATGGATGATAGTGAACTAGAAAGACTCTACATCCGATTCTGCGATCAGGAAGAACAATACTGGAAAGAAAAGGAAGCGGAGTCTGCATAATGGCTAGCTACTATGACGACAACTTTGGATTCTGGGAAATCGACGATGAGGATGATCTTGAACACTATCGTCAGACCCAGAAAACTAACGTGCTGAAGAAGTGTAAGGGTTGTGGGCATAAGGTGAGGATTCAGCCTGACTACGCATACTGCAACGGATGTGCAACCAAGATTGAACGGGGGATGGACTTCTAATGCCACTCTATAACGGTAAACCATGTCCGTGTGGTAGTGGATTGTGGCGTGAGGCACAGTATGATGGTAGAGGAATCTTTCTCTGCTATACCTGTAACAAGTGCTATCAAGCCAAGATGAAAACCTACAATCCAGTCATTCTGGATTACTACACGCAGGCGGACGTAGACGAACAGATCGAGGAAGATATCTAATCATGCCTAACCACTTCCATATTGATGTCGTGGTAACTCAAGAGGAAGTGGAGATCATCAAGGCAGAGTTTGAGGAATATGTAGAGGAGGCTGGTGGATTCTCTATCCATGTCATGTCAGATGATGAGGAAGTGATTCCATCAGCCCAACTACAAGCTGTCCTAAGTAAAATGTATCTCCACTTACTCGCAACTATCGCATTCGGTAAATTTCAAGGAGTTCACTAATGACTGTGAAAAAACTCGCTAACAAGACTGCAAAGAAGTTTCCTCTACCACGTTCACTAAAACAGCTATATCCTAATGTGGAACACGCGGTTGATGCATCCAAACCTATCGAGATCGTAGTGGATGCTAAGGATTGTAAGGAAGCTGAGAGACTCAATCCTACTGAATGTGCTCTTGCGCGCGCAGCTAAGAGAGAACTGAAAGCTGATGGTGTCATCATCGGTATGCAGTCATCCTACATCATCAAGGGTAACGTGGCTGTTAGGTTCGCTACACCTGAATCGGTTCGTCGTGAGATCGTATCATTCGATCGTCATCAGGACTTCGCTCCGGGTGAATACTACCTTACACCCAAGTCACCCTCCATGAAGCTCGGTAAGAACTATCATCCTGATAGGTATCGTGGTGAGGGTGGTAAGATCAAGTCTGCACGGCGTAAGCATCACATGAGTGCGCGTGTTCGCATCCTTCCATCAGGTAGTGAGTAGTGACTGACATACTGGTCCCGAAGAAGAACATTATCATGGACGCCACGGTGCTATCGAGCATCATGTCATGTGGCCGATACCATGATATTCGGTTCAACCATCGCCTTGTGTCCATGAGTGGAAAATCAAACTCCCTGGAGGTGGGGAGTTTGATCCACAAGGTGTTGGAGGTATTCTACAAGCATCAGATTGATGGCTTTCCACGTTCTACCTGTGTAGGTAACGCACTCATAGCGGGTCAACTATACATCACAGGTTGTCCCTACTGTGCTGACGGAACCAATGATTCACCTGAGTGTAAGCATGAACCGGCAGAGTATCCGGGCATGACTAACACACCTGAGAACAATGATCGTTTCGTTGTAGGCTGGAAGTTCGCACTCGATACATGTGAACAGTATTTCAAGCACTATGAGAACAAGGATTCATTCATCCCACTAGCCGCTGAACATGTGAAGGGTGAAGTGATCTACGAGGACGATGAGATCCGTGTATTGTGGAAGGCTAAGATAGACCTACTCATAGATACGAACCAAATCGGTATCATATCTATGGATCACAAGACGTTCAAACAAAGACGTGACAAGTCTACTCTATCGAATCAGTTTCTCGGTCACTGTGTCCTATTGAAATCACAGAACGTGTTAGTGAATAAGATAGGACTACAGACTACACTGAAGATAGACGAGAGACTGACGAGAGAGGTAGTGAGCATCTCGTCAGATAGGATACTTGAGTGGCAGGGTGAGATAGTTCCTTACTACGCATACAAGTATGTTCAGTTCACTGAGTCAGGCTACTGGCCTCCTGATTACACGCACTGTGACAACATGTTCGGTGCGTGTCCTTACAAGAGAGTCTGTGAAGCTGATAGGGGAATGAGAGAGGAGGTGCTGAGGTTAGAGTTCCAGAAGGCTCCTGTGTGGGACCCTCGGAACAAGGAAGATGTGTAGTGTCAGTAACTGCGAGAAGGAGTGTCCATGAAAAAGACAGTGTTACTTGGCGTTATGTTGTTCGGTATGTCAGTATCTCACGCGCACGCGGCGTTGATGCTGGCAGGGACTATCGGTGGAGTGAACTTCTGCGCTACGGATAATAACGTAGTGTGTGGGTTCGGAACACAGTTGTTCGATGTGAACTTGAATGCGAACATTCTGTCACTCGATCCTGCTAACATCGGTGGACTGGATATACAGGGTAGTCTGTATACTCAGACCATCGGCACACACAATGTTCTCAACAGCGGCTCGTTGCTGATCGAGAACAATACTGCTGCTACCATCAATGGTGCTCTGGCAGTTGGTGGGACAGGATTCCTCGGACCTATTACACAGGCTAACATCAGTGGTAGTGGGACGTGGGAAGATGCAGCAGGATCTACAATCACCATGAGGTGGTTTAATGATCCTACGAATACACAGGGTGGACTGAATCCGGGTATTGTGCAGCCAGGTATTCTACTCAATACCTTTAGTCACGTCGCAGGTGCAGGGACAGACTCATTCAGTCATACACAGAATGGGATTCCTGTCATTGATCCTGCATTGTTCGGGATGACGTTGCAGTTCAATCTGTCTCTAGCAGCCAATGGAAATTTGGTGAGTAGAGGACAGACTATCACGAAAGATCAGGTAGCAGTTCCTGAGCCTATGTCACTCGCACTCATGGGTCTGGGTCTATTCGGAACAGCTATGAGACTACGTCGGCGCATCATGTAATAAACGGGGGGACTAATAATCCCCCCATCTTCAATGAGATTACACGCGCGCGTGTCATGTCATGGAGGATAAAATGACAATGTTAGACTTCTGCCCTAACTGTAATGAGGAGACTCTGCATGAATCAGTAGTGGGTGACGCATACTTCAAGTATGGTATCCAGTGTCTGAAGTGTGAGGTGGTATTCCAAGCTGTTGATCCTAATGAGCCTGTTCAACTAGAATTTGATTTCGAGGTGGATATTAATGCCATCAATGAGTGACAGTAACTTCGATGCACTCTATGTGCTGATGAAGGGTGAGCCGGGATTACGTAAGTCTACACAGGCTCTATCGTTTCCGGGTCCTCAATATTGGTTCTCATGGGATAGAAAGATGAATAGTATCTATCTACCCATGAAGAAGTGGGGGATAGATCCTAAGACTATCTCATACGATGACTATGAGGATTGGACTAAAGCTAAGAAGAAATTAGAACAGCTACAGACAGATTGTCCATACAAGACACTAGTGTTTGACAGTATCACGTCAATGGCTGACATGACGTTACGTCAGACTACTAAGTTAAAGTATGGCCTTACGCGCTCAAGTGGGGCGGCAGCGGGTAAGTTAATTGCAGGCATCGCAGTCAATGAGATAGAGGACTACAATGCAGAGTCCGCTGCTATCAATGAGCTTATCGCACTCACCAAAGATATCCAGGGATATCATAAGGTGAATATCATTCTCATCGCACACGTCGTTCAGGCGGAATACAGATCGACGGTGAACAACACAACACACATTTCCCGGCAACTCGTAACAGCCGGTAAAAAGGTCGCAGCAAAGATACCCGCATACTGTGGTGAAGTATATCACTTCAACATCAAGCGGGATGCTGGCGGACAGGGAGGTGCATACACACTACTGACAGAGCACACTGGTGATGACTTCGCAAGAACAGCACTAGGACTGGACAAGGAAATCGTATTTGGGGATAAGCCTCTATACGATACATGGATCAAACCAGCCATCACCAAACTACAACAGTCCTACACACCCGTAACGAAGTTCTAACAACACAGAGGTAACTGAGCATGAGTCCAATCATTGAATTCTCCGACCGTGACATGAACCGTGGGAAAGTTATTGATCCCGCGTGGTATCTGGTCAAGATCGAAAACATCGGTGAAGCACCGTCGCGTGATGGTGGGTCCACCAACTATCCCGTGGAAGGTATCATCATTAAGAACGCTGACAATGGTGATGCTAAGTTCGCAGACACTATCATCGAGTGGAACTTTAACAGCAAGGCTATTGGCTTTGCAGTAGGGTTCCTCAAGGCTCTTGGGATAGATGTCAAGGCAGGTGCGAGATTCGATCTCGCCAACGCTATCGGCCACAACGTGGAAGTATTCATCGAGAACGGTGAATGGCAGGGTCGTATCGTGAACCGTGTGAACCACAAGTATCGTGAGGTTCGCAGCTAGTCAGTAGCCGCAGGGGGATAGGATTGTAAAGGCCGTCCTATCCCCCATTTCACTATATGGCCCAATCTACGTGGAGAACACTTCAATGAATATGCAACAAGACGAAGATACTATCAAGGACGACGACACAGCCGAGGATCTTCCTGTCCCTGATGAAGATGAAGATGATCGTAGCGCAGATGACGCGGACGATTGGGAAGATGATGACGACGACATTGACGATGAGGACGACGAAGATGAAGAAGTAGATTCGTAGTATTCACTGGGTAGTGATCAGAACTTGCTAGTAAAATGCGCGCACACGCACTCCGGCTAGCATAAGTTGATACTACTCGGTGATAGGGGATGCGCGCAAACACTACTAGCAATAACGCACAGTAGAATACGCGCGTGTCCCCGTCTTTTCGAGGGAAATAATGGACATAAAGGATACTAAAGTAATAGGGAGAATCATCAAGATAAGTAGACAAGGATGGGGATTCATCTCATCCAAGGAGATCAAATTCACACGTATATTCTTTCACTGGACAGCACTCAGACAGGACACAATGCCCTTCCTCGAACTTAGGATCGGTATGCCAGTAGAGTTTACTGCTCTGCAAATACCGGAGAAGGGCTGGAGAGCTGTGCATGTCCGCGTGCTAGAGAAAGAGAGAATTGATGGAGCCTCTAATAATCTGTCCGAACTGTCAGAATGATGATAAAGATTTAATAGAATATGTACGCAAGAGGAGATATTTCTGTGAGGTCTGTGGGAAAACCTTCATTGCACCTGATCCAGAACTGGAGAATAGCCGTGACACACGCAGAGAAAGTCAAGAAGATAGCCAAGATACTGAAGAAGAATTTTCCTGATCTCGATACTGCCAGAACAATTCACATCGCATTCACTATCATCGAAGTACTCGAAGAACCAGCTTCCAAAGTGGAGATCAAGCCTCAATGAAAGAATTCCACAAAGAGATGTTAGACAGTCTCATCAAGGACTGGAATTGGTTGCAGATCGACAACTATATTACTGAACTGGAGGAAACAGAAACTGAACTGAATGGATGGATTAGGTATCTAAAAACTGTCCGTAAGAAGAAGATACGTAAACCACCTGTAGATACGGGGACACGCGGTGGAACATAAATATGTTCCAGGTATGGGGCCAGTTG